GAGTGGCATATATCATGGTTTAACCCGTCAATCCAATAATTAACCAAAGGGCAACAAAACACCACACACACCCCCTCCCCCCCTACAAACCCTTAAGGGTAAACCCTGATAGGGTAAGTACCTACGGGTACACGAGTAAGGGTAAACCCTGTGAGGGTAACTACTAATAGGGTAAACCCTGAGAGTTAATTAACCGACCGGTCGGACGGGTTATGCGTAAATTGCATAGGCACCATCTTCGCCATACCTGGTAGAAACCCTAATTGCCAAACCCTATCGATAATCAAGCATCGATTGAATTATCCTATCTAATACTTTATGATTCATAGGGTAAGCACCTATGTAAATAATGGGGGATCATAGGGTTTGTCCCTATATCTTTGGGGTGATCTGCGCGTTATTATTAGTGCACTAGGACAACAAAACCTAGTGGTTCATTCAATCATTCTTCAATAGGTGTCACTTTGAAAAACCCGTACAAAACCATCATCAAAACCCTGGGATTGACCTACAAAACAATTCTAGGTGAATCATCGGCTAAGACAATCAAGGGGGAATCAATCGGTTACTTAACCGGGATTGTCTACCTAAAACCTGATCACACTATCTGTGCCATGGCCCAATTAGCCGGATGCATGGCTGGGTGTTTAGAATCTGCGGGCCGGGGTGCATTTAATAGCGTACAAAAAGCCCGTATCGCTAAAACCCGTTTTTACTATGACCATCAACAATCGTTTTTGTTGTCCTTTGCTGCGGATGTATGGACTTTGCAAAACAAGGCTAGAAAATTAGGGTTCACCCCATTAGTGCGGCCTAATGGCACAAGCGATATCCCTTATGAGAATCTCATTGTGCATGACGGGAAAAACATCTTCGAATTGTTTCCCGATGTCCAATTCTATGATTACACAAAACATCCGGGCCGTAATTTGACGGGCAAAACACCGGGTAATTATGATCTTACCTATTCGTTTAGCGCTATCACACCTAAACCCATATCAATCAAGGGATTGACTAACCCCAATAATTCTAGGGTCGCTGTGGTTTTCCAAAAACAAGGTGATATCCCGGACAATTTTAGGGGCTGGCCCGTGATTGATGGCGATAACACCGATGTGCGCCACATTGAACCCAAGGCCGTTGTTGTTGCATTGTATGCAAAGGGCAAAGCAAAGCGCGATTTTTCCGGGTTTACTCAAATTAAGGGGATCCACTATGCATAAGGTAATGAAAGCAAAATATCCGGGCCGCTGCAGCGTATCGGGTTCGCCTATTTACCCGGGCGATACCATTAAATTCGATACATCAACCCGTAAAGCATGGTTATGCGAACATGACGATATGGGGGTGTATTTTGCCCAGCGAACCGCAACAAAACCGGGATACATTTCCCACGTTTTTAATGTGGCGGGTAAGGACTATTATCAAAACAAGGGGGGCCGCTGTATTGATGCGCCATGCTGCGGATGTTGCAATATCTAATTAGTGCATAAACTGAAACACATCTTAGCGGGTGTGTTTTGGCCTATGCGCTGCGCTTAGGATGCTTCCCGGCATTTTCCGGGGTTTAATAGGTGTGATTATGGAAACCATCGATAAAATTGTGTGCTGGGTGTGTTGTGGGTGTTTTGTTGCCCTTTGGTTAATTATTGGATTGACGGGTTAAACCATGATATATGCCACTCTCGCCCTCATTCTCCGCATACTAACCCGTAAAAAGTAATCAACCACTAACTAAGCCGCCATCGGGCGGTTTTTCTTTGCCCACTTTTAAGCCCTTACAAGCCCTTTTGCCCTTGCCCTATGTGCCATCAGAAAAACAAGCCCTTCTAGGCCCCTTTTAAGCCCTTCTAGGGGCATTTTTTGGCTCAATCATCATCGTGCCCTGGCAGCGTGGTCACAAGGCCCACAAAATTTAGGTTCATATCGGGGTCAAGCCCACAATTGTAAAAGTGCGCCGCCCAGTCAATCGCTATCTTTCCCCCTTGGTTTAAGTTTCCATTTCCAAGGGTTTCGAGAATTAATCTTTGTTCGGCAGTGAGGTCTAGGGTTGTTTGCCTCGCGCCTGGTTTAATCCCTCTTGCCATTTATTTGATCTTTCCAATAAAGTGCAATTAAAAGTGCTTCGGCCCTGTTTCCATCTTTCTTTCTTGTGAGTTTTGCTTCAGGCCAAAAACTACGGGCTAGGTCTAGGCTTTCATTTTTATCGCTTGTTAAATGAAAATACTTTTTCCATTTTTGAGGGGTTACCAAATGAAAAGGGTAATTTGTTAATTCTGCTACGGCTGAGATAACACCTACAGCCCTGCCAAACTGAAAACTACTTGCAACCCCTTGCCCTGGCATTGAATGCACTGATTCCATGCAAATCTCTGCCCCTTCCCTTGGGTCAATGCACCGCAATATCATGTTTTTAAATACAAGGGGCAATATATTTTTATCTTTATGCTCGATCATAAAAGAGTCCAAATAATCGCCATTTGAATCCAATGCACCAACTGCACCGGATATGGAACCAGGGTCTAGCCCAAGGTAAATAGTCATTGATTAACCCTCATCTTGAGTTTTGTTTGGTTTTTAGCTGGCAACAATTCCTCTGCCATAACTTCTATGTCATCAATGACATAACTGACCCGACCAAATCGGTTCATTTTTATGCGCTTAACTTCACCAATAAATGGTTCTCTCTTGAATGGATAAACGGGCACTCGTTGCCCGACCTTGCAATGAACCTTTGTCCAATCAATATCGTGTCTCATATCAAAACTCATTACATTCACAAACAAAGTCGTAGCATCGAACGCAGTAACCCGCATCAATCATTTGCATTCTTACCTCGTGCTTAAGAGAACAATAGTCTGCCCATTGTTTATCTGTAATATTATCTGATGGCAAGTCATAATCCAGCAATCTAGCCATTGCCTCAAACAGTTCTTCATTCTGTTTAAACACCCTGGCAGACCTCTCAATCAGCTTTTTATTGCCTTCCAAAAGGTCGTCAATACGCTTTTGCTGTTCTTCAATCACTCGGTTTAGTGCTTCGCTCATTGTGTGCTTTCATTGTGTTTATCAAGTCCTGGGTTATCCCTCTCCACAAATGGCTGGAACAACTCTCTAATTCCTTGGCCCTGTGCCATGCCTGTGCTTTCCACCCAGGTTGCTTGGCAAGGTGAACAAGCCATTCCAAGGTCTCCTGATACAACCAAGGCTCTGTTAACAAGGTACTGCGGGACTGCAAGTCCTTGTTTTTGTTGTTCAAGGATTTCATGGGCTTGGGCTTTGTTCATATAAATAATAACTCCTGAGTTTTTACAGAATCACCAGCGTTATATTTTTCTGATTCTCCTTTTGGGTAAGGTTGGATTTCATAACGCAGTTGGTCTTTTAGGGTCTGTTTTTGTTTTCTGCTTCCAACAAAATAAATATATCTGTGCTTGGCACTGCGATTTATTCTATTTTCAGAATCTCCAAAATTATGCCTTGAATGCTTACCATCAAGCCCAGCCATGTCTGTTCGTTCTTTTGTTGTTCCAGTGAAAATGAAGTTTGTTGCCTGATAGACATACCCAACATGGTTCATCTCAGTATCGGCATAGGAAACCACAATGCTTGGCTTTGGCAACATTTGCAGACTTTGACCAACCAACATGGATGCGGCATTTTTCAATCCATCTTCAATGCACAGGCGGTTTAACTCCAAAACAATTTCTTTGTTTTCTGGCCCACACACACCCATGCACAGGAAAGGACTAGCTGGCAATCCATAAGTCACGATGCCAACTAGCCTTGTGTCATACAAACCAAAAGCATGAATTATTTGAGGCATCCGCTTGGCATAGTGTTTTTTCAAAATCCAAGGTTCAGCCTCAAAAGGTTTTATGGGTAAAACCTTCATAAGTTGTTTTTTTCTTTCAGTTTTCGCTCAACTGTTGCGCCATAGAAAACCCAATCAGCACTCAAACAACCGCATTCAATCGCAATTTCAGTGTGCTCTTTTTCTGTTAATCCAACCCACTCACGCTGTGGCTCAATGTGCCCAACTACTTCAGTATTGATTGAAATTTGAGGTTCTCGTATCCAATATCGATAGTCTGTTGGGTCAACTACATCAACATCAATCCCACCATTTTTATTTAATGACACCCGCATTAAACCTGTTCCGTGCGAGATTGTGTTCTGCATCAACTTTTGTTCCCAATCTTTGTCAATCATTGATTTCTCCGCAACTGAGCCAAACGCTCTTTAATGTGATCGGGCATAGGAGAGGCTTTGGCAATGTCTGCCTTGATCTTGGCTAGGGCAGGGTCTACAAGCGGTTTAAAGGCCATTTCAGGCACTTCTGCGCCATCCCAGCGTTGTTGGTTCAGATACACCAAAGGGGCAGGGATAAACGCCCCATTTGCCTTCAACCACTGCTCTGTGGTCTTCATCCAGGCTAGGTGCTTGATTATCTGGTCTGCTTGGGTATCGCAGTAGGACTTGTCCCAAACCTTCTTGCAAGCCGATTTAGCCCCTTTTCTGGGACTACTAGGCCATGCCTTCCAAAAGTCTTCAAACATCATTTTCCACCCCACATGATATGTTCTTTGAAATCCTCATAGAGTTCGCCTCTCTCCATCAATCGAATTAGCATCTCTCCATTGCCAACATTTCTGCGCTCCATGATGTACTCAGCATACTGTTGGTCGAGTTCGTAGGTGTTCATTTTCTTCTCAAACTCTTCTTCAGACATAGGTTCTCCAAGGGTGGATAGACTGAGTATCCTTCCCTCTCCAGACTTGTCAGTGTTCATTTATTGACTCCTATTAAGATTGAAAAACTAAAAAAGCCCCAAGTGCGCTTGACGGATTTGTTCGCTTATACACACAGCCTTGTTTACCACCGATGTACTGTGTGCTTTACCAGTCGCCAAATCAACGCTGGTCACATTTTGCACAAGGGGTGTACTTGTGTGCGGTGTTTTCTTCCAAGCCGTCCATGCAAACGCTCTGCTATCGTGTGGAGTACGATCAAGAACGCAAAAGGCCACTTACTACTGCGTTCCAGTGCTGACCCACTGTCCCTTTCGGGGTGAACGCATGAGTAAATGGCCTCATGTTTCGTCTATGCGGGTCAGCGCTTTTGACGAACGAAATGTACACCATAGAAAAACCCACTGTCAAGTAGGTGTTTTCCCTTAAAAGCAGTTTGTTGTGCAACTGCTGCCATAACAGCAGGTTGTACAAGTGACGATTCGCCCGCCAGACATGATGGTGTGGGTTGTGCAAGATGCCCAAACCATGGTAATTGACAGACCCAACCAAACCCCAATGATTGCTTTCTTCATGCTTGCGCTCCTTTGTGATAAATCAAATTGTCTCCAAAGCGACTTGGATGCTTCAAAAAGTCATAGCAGCCTTTCCGAAACACATTTCTCCGCAGTTCTTTGCCATCGTATGGTTCCCTGATAGACCCATTCTCAATCCGCATGGCTGCACCTGACACAGCCCGATTCATCTCCATGCGCCCGTACTCAGTCAGATGCCACTTCTCTTGATGGTTGATGACATACCCAAACCTCTCCAGTTCAGGCAGGTACTTGGCATAGTGATACGACACGGCATTGTTGTCTGTATGGCTGTGGGTCATCTCTAGCATTGTCCTTGGGCCATTAGATAGGCGCTTGAGCAGTGTTCTGTGGGTGAGGTTTAAACGCATTTGCTTGTCTCCAAAAACGCCAGTATGATGGGTTTTATAGTTTTATGTACTAGGGAAAACACCTATTCCACGCATCTTTTTTTTGTGCGACAGTCCTATCACTGCGTCTTGCAGTGGTCAACAGGAGTTACAAATGCCAACTGATGAGGAACAATTTAAATACGAGTGCTGGGCGATTGTCCAGGAGTTAGACCCAGATGATATTGCTGATGCTATTGCAGACAGCGTTGCTCTGGTGGAGGCCATCAAAGCAAATCATGCCGAAGATGTTGCAAGCATTGTGATGAACAGAGTAGAACTCAAGGTGCGCCGTAGGGCTGAACTGAGAGTGTTTGATGTTGTCAAGACCCCTTGGATTGATGACATTGAAGAACTCCAGCACTATCGCAACCTGCGAATTGAACGAGTCCAAAAAGCCCTTGAAGAACGCAAGATCATGGAAGCTAAAATGGATGCCCCTTTTCGACAAATGTTTGACGAGTGAGGATGATATGAAAATGAAATCACGCTTGCAAGACATTATTGAGGAATACACAGATGAGTTATCACATGAGTCCGATTGTTCTGCTGAAAACGGCATTCAAGTCGATTGCATCCTATTTCGAGATTTGGACACCACTTCCCAACTCAGATACATCGCAGAAAAAGAAAAAGAAGGTTCCAGCAAGGATGACCTACCCTTCAGTCTCAATCACAGACCCTAGATTTGTATATACGAATCACGCAAACACAGACATATCTCAAACATTTGAAAAGGCAAAACATGAGCGACTTCAACGACTACAGCACAATGCTGATGGCAATCGAAAACAAGACCAAGGAACTATCCCACAAGTGCCTAAACAGAAACTACGCCGGGTTCACGGGTGACATTCAGGCAATTCAAAGCCAACTGACTTTGCTGACAATGTGGATCACACAAGCACAGGTAGAGCAAATTAGGGAAAACACCTATAGAATTCTCAACAAAGTCTGACACAATTAAATCTCACTTAACAGGAGTTACTATGAATGTATATCAAAAACTGAACGAGGCGCGTGATGAATTTCACCAAGCCAAACTTAAGAAATCAGGTCACAACAAGTTTGCAAATTACTACTATTTTGAACTTGGTGACTTTGTAATCCCAGCACTAGAAATCTTCAAGCAAATTGGCTTGACTTCCATCATCAGCTTTGGCAAAGAAGAAGCCAGCATGACGATTGTGAACAACGACAAGCCAGAAGAAAAGATCGTTCTCACAAGCCCAATGTCTTCAGCAGCCCTCAAAGGTTGCCATGAAGTGCAGAACCTGGGTGCTGTTCAGACCTATCTGCGCCGTTATCTCTGGGTGGCTGCGCTTGAGATTGTTGAGCATGATGCCTTGGATGGCACTGTTGGCTCAGACAAGAAGACGATCAAGCCCACTGATGGCGTGATTGTCTCCAAGGATAGGCAGAACATCATTGCAGATGTTGCCATCGCCATTGCCGACAGAATCAATGCAGATGACATGATTGGGGCTTATGAGGAATACCTGGGAATCCATGACCAGGAGGAAAAGGTGGCGCTATGGGCATTGCTTCCAAGCAATGTTCGTAGTGCATTGAAAAAACATGGTGAATCATTGAAATAACAAGAAGATAAGTGTCATGGCAAGGCTTGATGATGAAGGATTTTATTATCGGTGTGATAGATGCAAAAACGAATTTGCAATGAATTATGACGATGATGATTGTGGTGGAGTTCATAGTGAAGCGGATTATTGGCCTTTGCTAGATCATCTTTACGCTGGACGAGTAAGGCCAAACTTGGGTGATTTTTGCTTGAAATGTGCTGATGATATTGCCCCGCTTCTTCATGCCTTGCGTGACATTGATGAATTAACAACATTTGTAAACAAACTAATGAAAGCAATAAATGGAAAAAGAAAATCAGGAAATAAAAACAACAGGACAACTAAGGCAACTGCTTGCCAATGCTGCCAAAAGTGTCTTGGACGGAAGTTTGGATATAGAGAAAGCAATGACACTGCATAAACTTGCTAAAAACATTAGCGAAAGTTTGTATAGTGAAACTAAAATTGCTATGTTTAGCAATGAGATAGGCAAAACCATTCCTGAAATGGGTGACTTGCCTCTTGGTGGAAAAACTTAACAACATTAAGGTGTGAAAATGGAAAAGAAAGACAACTCTGGCGTTTTGTTTAAGAACGACAAAAAAGAATCAGCTAACCAGCCTGATTACAAGGGAAACATCACTGTTGGAGGTCAAGAGTATTGGCTCTCAGCATGGATCAAAGAAGGAAAGAACGGTAAGTTCATGGGCTTGGCAGTGAACCCCAAGGAAGAAAAAGCACCAAGTCCAAAGAAGGCATCTTTTGATGACATGGATAGCGATTCAATCCCTTTCTGATAAACCTCACGGGGCTGCGGCCCCATTTAATAGGAGTTGATGATGACAAAATTAAGCAACATTTGGTTTGATGGCATGGTTGAAAAGTTCTTTGGAACACCAGCATTCAAACTCTCTCGCAAAGAAGACCCTGCCACTTCTCACATGGCAGCACAGGCAATCGACACCACAAAGATGGAGTCCTTGGTCTATGAAACCATTGCAGCCTATGGCCCAGATGGTTGTATCTCAGATGATGTACTTGCCAAGCTACCATTCCTGCCCTATTCCTCTGTCACAGCCCGATACAAGGCGCTGATTGACAAGGGCTTCATCGAGGTCATTGGAACCCGTAAAGGCGTTTCTGGGCGACTCCAAAGGGTTATGCGTAAGTTAGGGTAAATCCCTATTCCAATCTTTGTCAGACAAGGCAGAATTGGCGCATGAACCAACAACAAACCAATCGTTTAAACGCTTTCTGGCAGGATGTAGAGGCTCACAAGGCTCTCAATCCATCTTTGCCAGAGAGTGCCCTTGTAATCCTTAAATCTGTGGCCCTGGATGCCCTCCTTGCCGCACAAGACATTGAACAGATAGGAGAAACACATGACAACAATTGAATTTGTACCTTTTGAGTGGGTAGACGATGACTTCAATCCAGATATTGACCGAATTGAGGTTGATTACCAATGGCATGAAGCAGATGACTCTGTTGGCTTAATCGCATACTGTGAGAAAACAGTCAAGTGGATGCGCTTTAACCTGCAAATCAAGGACATAACAGATGAGTTGTCCTATGCTGATTTGGCCTATCTCAAGCATGAAATCAAGCGCAACGATCAGGAGATTGCAGATGAAAGAACCTGAAGATGAAGCATTTGATGAACTCAGTCGCAGACAAGGTGATTGGGGTCTTCAAGGGTCGCGCAAGCACCAAATCATGCGTTATGTTGAGAACAATGCCAGGAACGAAGTGATTGAAGAAGTCGCCCAACACATTGAGAAATGCACTCTAGCGTTTGGAAAAGACACTATTCAATCGTTTACTGCTTATGTGAGAGGAATGAAAAAATGACACAAGATGAAATCATTGAGATGGCACAAGAATGCAAGTTGATTGGAATGCGTCCGTTTATTGATGGCATTTATACCGAGGCGCTTATAGAGTTTGCCAAACTTGTAGCCGCCAAAGAGCGTGAGGCGTGTGCAAATATGGTAGACCACATTCTTAAAGAAGGTGGCGGTACATGGGGTGATGCCATCCGAGCAAGGGGACAAGCATGACTGACAAAGAAGCAATGATTTTTAAGAGATTGACTTACGACAGTAAAACTGGCGTTTTTACATGGACAAACGAAGCACCCAAAAAAGTTGCTGGGAAACTAGCCAATGCAAAAGACAAACTTGGTTATGTTTGTTTAAAGATTGATGGTGTTATGTATAAGGCTCACAGATTAGCATGGTTGTTTGTGCATGGTGTTATGCCGTCTGGACATATTGACCACATCAATGGAAATCCATCGGATAACAGAATTGTCAATTTGCGAGATGTAAGTCATGCCATAAATATCCAAAATGAACGCAAAGCAAGGTCAAACAACAAGTCCGGTCTTCTTGGTGTCAGCCCAAATGGTTGCAAGTGGCGATCAGAAATTAGAGTTTGCGGGAAAAAAATAAATCTTGGAACTTATGTAACGCCACAAGAAGCACACCAAGCATATTTAAAGGCAAAGCGTGAAATGCACAAAGGAGCAACTTTATGAGTGATTTGAAATCTGCCGCAAAGCTGGCGCTTGCGTTCATTGAGCGTGTCAATAAAGACGGCTGGATATTGGCTGACTTTGAGCCGCAAATGTATGAAGCCATTGCCGCCCTCAAAGAACGATTGGCACAGCCAGAGCCAATCCAAAGCCTTCAATGCTTCCACTGCCAAGTCACGATTGAAACATTGAATGACAAGGTGATGCACTTGCTGGCACAGCGCAAGCCGTTAACTGAGGAGCAAATTTGGAAAGCAATTCGACCACTTGCAACCACAGATCAACTTTGCAAAAAGCTGATTGACATTAGTATGGATGAATATAGAGCCATTGAAGTTGCACACGGCATAAAGGAAAACACATGAAAGCACGACAAGTATTCCACGCACTTATGTCCTCTAAGGGTTATACAGAGGATGATTTAGCCATGAGTGGCGACAAGTACATTAACCCTGCTATGCAAGGCAGATGGAACTACTTTATAGCCGGATGGGAAATGAGGGGGGTCATGTGATCGAGACAATCATCACAATCTTTGCCCTGGGATTTCTAGGCATTGCGTTAGCCATTGGCGGTGTTTGCCTAATGGTTTGGATGGCTTTAAACGAGGATTGAAATGCCAAGACCCAAAAGTGAGTTGACCAGTGTTGCAAAGACTGTCAGCATAAGGCTTATCCCTGCCCATTATGCTGAATGGAAGCGACTAGAAGGTGCGAAATGGTTGCGCCAGCAGCTATCTCAAAGCATCAAGAACCAAGAACCGCAAAAGCCTCATTTGTATGCTTTACGCGATCATCTAGGCCAATTGTTCCGCCGTTAATCTTCTTGGTCAATCCAACCCAATCAGCAGCCTCTGCCAAACGATTGCAGTCATGGGTTGACCAAAACCAACCAGCAGTCAATGCAGCATACTTAGGCGTTGCCACAAGGTCAGGCTCCATCACAAAGTCAGCGCCTAATGCTTGTCCAGCGTGATAATACGAGCTATGCCCAGTTAATTGTATGCAACCTCTGCCCCTAAAACGATACCCATCACCTGATGCCTCATCTCTGTTTCCCATACGATTGCTGTAAACGCTGTTGGCAATTTTACGAGGCTGACGCTCGTATTGTTTGGCAAACTCAAGAGTAGGAAACCGCTTGGGCCACAACTTCATTAGGGTTTCAGCCCTGTAGTTGAGGTTCTCTTCCAGGGTTCTAAAGTTACCGCACTCATGTCCACATTGACCAATAAATGCCGCTTGCTGGCGCTTTGTAGAAATACCAAAAGTGTTGAAAGTCTCATTGAGGGCATCAACCCACTCAGCCCCAATGTGGAGTTTCTTTAGTTGTTCAGCGTTTACCATTGATTATCTCCATTGCTTTCTCGTAAGAAGAAATACAAGCGTTTAACTGCGCGGTGTTTCTGTCGCCTTGGGCGATGATTTCGGCAATGGCTGCGAGGGTTGCTCTGTCGGAGTCAGAAGTTTCATAAACCGTTCGGTTAGGTTCACTTCTTTCTTTTGGGCTATCTCCGGTGGGAGTGGGGGCATTTGTGGGGGCTTGTACGCAACTTGTGGTTTGGAGCCGCAGCCTACCATCACGAATAGCACGATCAAGAGAAGACTGTTTTTGATTGATGACATTGTTGGCCTCCGAAAGTTTGGTTGATTGGTCATTCAATTGTTGGGCAAGTTCACGCTCTTTCTCTCGCGCTTCATCATTCTTTTTGGCAATCTCGACTTGCATCTCAGCGTCACGATCACCCCATCCAACATGATGCCCATAGCCGTAAGCGCCACCCACAGCAATCATTGCACCAATAATGAAATAGGGGTTAAGCATTCTTCACCTCTTGACGAGCAAGGGCGATTTCTTCCCGCACAGAATCATGCTCAAGGTGGTTTGGTGGCGTTGTAGGAGGTGGTGGTGGTGTCCAGGTTTCATCTAAAGGTGGATTGACCCACACGGGCAAAGCACCAGAGGGAGAAGTCCAGGTGGATGTGGCAGGAGGGCTAGGAGGCGCAGGAACAGGCGTAGAAGGCGCATTAGCTGTAGTTGGTGGAGTAGGTGTGGAAATCCTATCTGAAATCGCTTGAACACCTTTTCTGCTCATCACGCCACCTATGCCGCCAACAATCAACAACACAATGTCGTTCATCATCTTCAAATATGCTTGATCGATGGGGGCCATGCTTTTGATCGGTTGAGTGACAAAGGTCACCGAGTACAGCATCGCCATCACAATACCCGCAAGAATGACTGTCACAATCAAAACAACACTTGCCCAAACATAAGTCTCAACCAATTGAATTTTGTCGTTCATAGATTGCTTTGTGTCATTTGGTTGCATTTGGAGCCTCTGCTTTCTTTTCTTCGGCTTTAGGTGGGTCAATCTTGTTTGTCAGAATTGGGGCCACAAGATACTCCGGACAAGTTTGCGTAAACAGACAGCGGGGCTTTTGGCATTCCGGTAGATCGAATTTGTCGGGATTCTGGCAAACATAGCGATATTTTTCCTCAAAGCATCCACTCAGCAAAAGAACCACCGCAATGGATACAACAATCACGCCCCATAGAAATCTATTTTGACTCATTACGATGCTTCTCCATTTGTTGACGCTCGTACTCTAATTGTTGGCGCAGTCTCTCCATGCGCTCAATCTGCATTTTGCTCTCTCTTTGTGCAGCCAATGTGTCATAGTAAATGCTCCCCAACAGCGGAAGCAGTAGGACAAAGACTAGCACCATAGCAACTAATGCGACTAGAAACCCCATCTTACCTTTCGATCCATTACTAGGAGGCTGAAAAACAGGAGTAGGTACAGGACGAACACTAAACAGGCTACCCCGTAGATTGCCTTGTCTTGGATTGCGCTGATTACCTTTCTGCGTTGCCATTCAACCTCTCGTTGTTTCTTCTCTTGGGCCAGTCTTGCTTCTTCTTGTTCTTCAATGATCTGAACCCGCATCGCATTGACCCGTGTGTACAAGTTCCCCAATTCTGGGGGTGACTGATACACCATAATCTCTCGAATCTCTTTGGCCAACTTCTCAAACTGCGTCTTTGCAAGTTCTCTGTTTAGCGCCGACTCCATAATGTTTTGGTTTGGGTCATAGACAGTCTTAGACTTTTCTTCTTCTTCTCGAATGTGGTCTGCAAGCTGTTGCTGAACCTTGAAGAACTGCGACAGATTAGCCGCCAAGTCAGAGACAACCTTGTTCTCATCCCAAACCTCTGGTTCAGCTTTCTTTGCTTTGGCTGCAACTGGAGTTGCTGTGGGCTTGGGCTTTTTCTTCTTGAAGAACCCAAAGAAGCCACCCACTTCTTCAGCAATAGCCGTGACCTCTTTAACAGTCTTTTGGGCTGCGGCAACAGTTCCCTTGACCTCTTTATAGAGTTCACAGCCTTTGCGAATAGCTGCGACACAGCCATTTGCCATTGCCAGAAGGGTAAGAGGGTCAATCTTGCGCCCCTTGTTTACTCAACGAAAGGCGGGTTTGTTGCGCCACTCATTAAGCCTCTCCAATTCATTGATTGAGTCGGCGGTTGAGTTGTCCCAGAAAGAAGCCCAGACATTGCCTGTTGTGCAGCTTGTTGGCGCAGTCGTGCTTGCAGTTTGTCAGCAGTAAATCCTGCGGCAGCAATTGGAACTGTGTATTTCAAACTTTCAGGGCTTGCAACACCAGAACCAACCACTCCACCAGCCATAAGTTGACTGCGTTCCGGATTAAATCTAGCAACAAACGAAAGAACAGTATCTAAATTGCCACCACTAGCAACCTTGCGAATCACCGATTGCTCATCTTTGTTAAACAAACCAAACTTTTCTTTGTTGGCAACTAAGTTAATAAATCCACGGCGAACCAACTCGCTCTCAGATGCCTTTGGATCAAGCGCCCTTGCATCTGCAATGTTCAAGATGTCATCCAATGTGGTTGCTCGACTTAGATTTCTCCAGTCTTTTCTAGCGGACATAATGGTTTTAACTGCTTCATCAATGCCGCCTTGTCCAGCAACAATGTTTTTTGGACTCAAGTTTGCAACATAATCATCAATGGATGATGTCATTTGCTTTCCAAGCCTGTATATGTTCTTGTCTGAACTTTTAAGTAAATCACCAGCAAGTTGACGCATTTGGTCAACATCATTAAACGACACATTACCTTTGCCAACAATCGACTCGTATTTGTTCAAAACTGTTTGGACAGCAGGAGCATTTTCTGGTAAATATCTGGCAGCATTCAAGTCGGTAGACACCTTGCCAAGCAAGTCTTTTGCGCCTTGGTCTGACAAAACAATGCCTAAGTCATCAACCTTTGTGTAGGCTCTGCCAGCCCGCTGCTTGACATCTTGCATTGTCAAAACAGGTTGCTTTCCTTCTGCAAGTTTTCCAGCAAAATTAGCTGCACCAGATCCAGCAAGCATTCCAACACCAATGCCAGCAACAGTCGCCGCTAAATCGCTTCCAGTTATTTCTTTTGTTAATTCTGCGGTTGGCTGAGCAACTGCTGGAGCAACTGCGGTGGCAGGTAACTGACGGGCCAAATCTTGACCAAAAATAGTTCCAGGCAACGCTTTTGCCGCAGTAGCACCACCAACTAAGCCCTGCATACCAGCTTGTGCTGCCCGTTCTGCCATTGTTTGCGGCTTAGGAAGGCCAGCTTGTGTGAGCATTTGGCTTTGCGCTCTTGCTGCACTTGGCATCCGACTCTCAGAGCCAAGCAATGCAGACCCCAAGTTGTAAGCGCCTTTTACGCCTTCAAGAACAGTAGTTGCAGGGGCGGTAAAACCTTCATAGACTGCCCTGCCAGCCAAGCCAGCTTGTCTTGCCAATTGTTGAGCAATAGAAGGTTCTGTCCTTGTCTCAGCAGGAACTTGAGGCTCTTGAGCTGGTTGAGCAGAAGGCTCTCCACCTAAACTTGCTTTAATTTTGGCTAGTGCAGCCTCATTAGACAGGCCATCAGGCAGTTCATAGGATACGCCCTTGTATTCATAAACAGTCGGCATGATGCTTACCTTTAATCCAGTTTGATTGGGTTTTGTGCAGTACCAGCAGCAGGGCCATAATACGGCTCTACTCCCTGCGACTTGCGGCGACTATCAATGCGTTTTTGAGCATTTTCTTTGGCTTTTGATGTTGATTTAGCAAAGTTATTAAGAGCCTCTAAGGTGGTTTTAGTGTCATACCCGCCATAAGCCGCAATAAGTTCATTTGCAAAACGCAACACATCCTTGTCAGTTTGAACGCCCTTAGCAGCATCAGTTTTCAAGTTGGTTGCTTCTTGAATTGATCGTTGTAAAGCCGCAAAATTTCGACTTTCAACAGAAGAATTGCCAGATGCGTTTTGAGCCAAATACTTTGCGTTATTAAGCGGCCCTAAATCCAATGGCGGCTTTCCTGTTTTTGGATCAATAGTCAAAGATGCAATGGCAGGAGCCAATGAGGTCTCCCTTGCTGCCAAAGAGTCAACCAACTCAAGTTCTTTATCTTCTTCTTTTTGCAATGAAGGAGCAAGTGTTTTTGGCCCTTTAAGAGATGTCGTTAATTGCCGTAGTTCTCTTGCACTGTCTGCTCTCAATTGAGCAATTTGTAAGGCAGTAGCACCAGCCAACTTAGCGGCTTCAATTTTTGCATCAGCAGCAACTTTAGCCGCATCAATTCGCGCTTGATTAGCCGTATTAGCCGCATCAATTCGTGCTTGGTTAGCAGCGGCTTTGTCAGCAGTACCTTGCAATACAGCAAGAATCTTGTCTGGAGAACCATACTTGGTTATTACGCCAAGAACTTGCTCTTGCGTTGCATCTGGTGGCAACTGAGACAACTCATTACGCAGTTTGTTTTCTTGCTCAATAGACAATTCTGTTTTTTGAGCAGTAGCCAATGATGCTCTTTGTGCAGCTTGTAATTGACCAGTTCGAGCCATTTCTTGAGTCATTTTCCGACTCATTGCTATAGCCTCTAATGCTCCAGCAGTATCTCCACCCTGTTGCAAAGCCTGTCCATATTGAGCAAGACCTTCAGGAGTGCTTACATCAAACTGTCGTGCCAAAGCATTGCGCTGGCTAATGAGACGCATCTGCGGGTCTTCTACACCCATTGCAGAGGCAAATGCACCGCCCAATTGCTGACCAGCCCTGGCAGCACCATAGGATGCTTGCTCAAGCGGGTCTAATCTTGCCAATTGCATAGCCCGTTGACGAGCCATCTGATCCCGCTGCTCTTGGTACAACTCAGGAGTCACACCAAACAAACTACCAACAATATCTGTTGCCATAACTATTCCCTCAGAAAGGTGTATTTACATCGTTGGCACGACTTGCCGTACCATAATCTATTCCAGAAGAACCACCGCTTATAAAATCTTGAAGTGCAGTTTTAAACGATGGATCATCTGCAAGGCTTGTGAACAACGAAGCGTATGGGTTTCTAGATGCAGTTGGCAACAAAGTGCTTGCCGCATTTCCTGCTGCAGTAGTCCTTCTGCCGCCCAGTGCAGTGCCAATATCCAATGCTCCACCACCCATGCCCTCAACAGTGCCAGCAGTGCTCAACAGAGTCTTAAATGGGTCATAGGCAGAAGTCTGACCAGCAGTGTACTTGCCAAGGAACTCACCACCAGCACCAAGCAATCCCTTGCCAAACAGAACACTCTGTTGACCAGCTTGCTGTGCACCTGCTGCCAATGCAGCATCAGATTGAGCCAATGCGTTGTAGTAGGCTTCCATCTCAGGAGATGCCGCCCGTAGACCTTGACCACCACCTGGGCGTAATCCAGTTCCACCAACAGACAAACCACCACGCCCTGTCTGGAACAAAGTGTTTTGCAACTGAGACAGTTGACGCTCACGGCTAGGCGCCAACAAGTCTTGTTGCTTTGCCATGTAATCAGCAGCAACTTGCTCTGGTGTTTTAGCAAGATACGATGTGCCCAAATCAAAGAGGCTTGCAGATGCCTTCTTCAGTGGGTCATACAGGTCTGCAACCTTCTTAGCCTCATCAAGACTCAGAGTTGCACCAGACATTAACTTGTCTTGGATTGCCTTAAGTTCTGGGGTCAGCGTGTAACCAGCAGTTTTAAGGTTGCCTTCAGCATCGTATGTATAGTCTGTTGTGCCAAACCTAGTGGTCACGCCAACAGGCTTGAACTTCTGTGCATCAGCGGCAGCTTTAGCGGCAGCAGTGGCAGCTTCTGTAGACAACTTAGTGCCAAACAAGCCAACACCACCAGCAATCAAACTAGTTGCCGATTTAGCAAGATTAGGGTTGTCTTTAAAGAATTTAACAACATCTTTGACTGATAGGCCAGTGCCTTTTGCATAATCTTGAATTGCATCGCTTACAGTGGCTGTATATGGGTCATAGTTTTGATCGTCAGCGCCAACAAAGTATTCGCCAGTTACAGGGTCAAGCAAAGCATACGGATCAGCAATATTGCTACCAGAATCTATTCCAGTACCTCCGCTGTAGCCATACGGGTCTTCTGTGTAATCTGTTGCCATATTTCCTCCAGTATTTACGGTAATCGGTGTTGTTGGTATTGCGGTGGTAGTCGGTGTTGTAGGTGTTGCAGTGGTTATCGGTGTCGCTGGCTGCGAAACAGTAAACCCAGAACTATCATCAATAATGTCTTTTGTGTCAAATGCTGATGCAGTTGTATCCACCTCAAAAGGAGCCAA